AACACCACGGCGATGTCAGCCATCGCGTCCTCTACGCGGGCTGGAAGCCCTCGCGGCTCGCTCTCGTCAACAAAAAACCGGACACCTCCACCCCGAACTGCGTCAGGTCTGCCGGATCGAGGTTGGCCACTTCCGCCTTGGTGAGGTTGGGTTGCGTGATGCGTGGCAGGACGATTTCCAAGGCGGCGACGTCCATGTGCAGCAGGTTCACCAACTGCGTGCCGCGCAGCTCGCCGGATTTCGGTTTGCGCACGATGACCTCAGTGATCGTGGTCGTGCCACGTTGAATCGGTTCTTCCAGCGTGATGGTGGCGGTGGTCTTGCGGTCGGTCATGGGGAGATTCCTTGCAATAGGGAAAGGGCCGCGCGTGCAGGGCGCAGCGAGAAAGAGAACGGATTACCAGTGGCCCATCGCGGCGCGCTGCGCGGCGAGGATGTCCACGCCATCCACGATGAAGATGCTGTTGAGCACATCGATCTCGAACAGCACCACGCCGTCGACGGTTTCCTTGTAGTAGACGAGCGGCATGGTGAACTTGGTTTCGGATGACTCGCCGGTCTTGGCATCGCCACGGTCGATCTCGCTGTAGCGTCCGCGGCCGACGATTTCCACGGCCTGATAGAAGCCGGTGTCATCGGCCTGGTAGGCGCCGGCCCAGCGCAACTGCACCGCGCCCACGGACGTGGCGCCGAACTGGCGCAGCGCACTGCGCAGATAACCGCCGGCGGCGAACGACAACTCCAGCGCTTCGCCGCCCATGTCCACCTTCACGGAGGCATCCAGGCCGCCCGGGCGGATTTCGTCCATTTTGCGGGCGAGCTTGGGCAGCGTGAGGCTGTTGACCTGGCCAATGAACGATTCGCCGTTCTGGAAGGTGTCGAAGTTCTTGAGCTTTCGGGGCAAACCCATGGTGTTATCCTCGCATTCGTAACGGGGAAGCCGGGGCTTGCCGGCGGCGGTTGCCGCCGGCAAGTGTTTAGGCGTTATTGGTGGCGGTGATCGCGGTCATGAGGTCCGCGATGTAGACGTCGGTGAAGGTCTGACGCAGCGTGAGATCTTCCAGCGGTGGCACCGGTGTGAAGTCGTAGGACAGTTTCAGCTTGCCCACCTTCACGTTGCTTTTGTCATTGAGGCCCGGATCGAACCAGCAGCGCGCACCGAGCAAGAAGCCGTCGCGCGTCAGGCTGCGCAGCTTGTCGTTGATCGATTCGATGAGATCCCGCACCAGGCTCGCGTGCATCGGCTTGTCGCTGTACTCGAACACGCCTTCGCCAATGGTCGCGGCGACAATCTGCGCGGTGCGCGTGTAGCTCTCGAAGATGTAATCGCCGTCATCGCAGGTGCGTGAGCCCCAGAAGCGAAAGCCGCCGCGGTTGATCAGTGTGGTGATGCCCGCTTCGTTCAAGAGGTCCGCATCGGTGCCTTCGGTGAGGTAATCGAAATACACGTCGGCGCTGATACCGCTCACGCCGTTCACCGGCACGTTGGAGATCACCTTGTGCCAGCCGGTGGTCTGGTCGATGGATGCCCGCAAGCCGAGCGCCACGGCAATCGTCCTGGCCGTCATCGTGCTTTTGGTGGCGGTATCGAAGCGCGTGAAATCCGGCCAGATCAGCATCAGCTCGCGCGCGCTGAATTGCTTCCGGTAAGCGATCGCGTCGGTGAGTGTCTTGCAGCCATGACAGGCCACGTAGGCGAACGCACCGAGCTTCTTGGCGGTGATCGCGATCTCCTGCGCGACGGCTTCGGTGTCCAGGCCCGGTGCGCCAATCAGGCGCGGACGCAGTCCCACGCGTTGCTCGGCGGTAAGCAGCGCTTTCAAACCGGTGTAGCGGCTCTGGTCGTTGGTGGTGCCGATCACGTTCGCGGTCGTCGCACTCTCGTCCTCGCCTTCGGCCACGCGCACCACGATCACCGGGCAGCGCACCTGGTTGTCGATGTCCTGGAGGGCGCTTGCCAGGGTGCCTTTGATGCCCGCTTTGGCGATGCCGTCTTTGGCCTGCGTCAGCAGCACCGGCGTGTCCAACGGAAACACGTTGGCGTCGGCATCGAGCGCGGTGGCGACCAGGCCAATGACAGCGGTAGAGACGGTTTTGATCGAGAGCGGCGCATCGGTGGTTTCTTCGATGCGCGCGCCATGGTGGTAAGCGGTCGACATGCGTTAGGCCTCGCTAGGGGTGGGGTTGTTGGCGTCGGTGTCGGGCGGTGTGAAGCGCGCCTCGGCAGGTGGCGCGATGCCGAGTTCGGTGATGACGTGCTGCGCGCCATCGGCGCTCCAGTAGGTGACGCCGCGGTAGTCGGCGAGGAGATCCCAACCGTCGTGCAGCGCGTTCCACTGCAGCGCCTGGTGCGCACTGGTGACGGGCGGCGGAAGCGTCGTCAGCGTGTCGGGCAAGGGTTCGCTCGGTGCGGGCGACACGGCACGCTGGCCGGTGGCTTTGGACCATACCGGCGTGCGGCTGTAGTCGGGTAGCTGACGCCACGCATGCGCGTCGTCATCCCACACGTTGATCAGCGGCATGTCGCTGCGCAGGACGGGCGGCGGTTCGGCGGTGACGCCGGCCGGTAATGCATCGCCGAGCGCGAGGGTGTTGGCGACCGGCGTGCATGTCGTGGTATCCCACAGCATGACGCGCCGAAAGTCCGGCACGATCTCCCACGCCGTGCCATCGACGTTGAGTCGCGCGCGTTCGTGTGTACCGAGCGCCGTCGGCGGTGCGATCGCCACGACGTTGCGCGGCAGGAAATAGGTGGCTTCCAGCGGCGACAGAAACACCTCCACGATGCCGAGGTACTCGCGGGTGGTGTCGTCGAAGCTGTACGCATCTTTCGACGCGGGAAGCGATGTCGTATCGAGATCGTCCATGCGGGTCTCCGATCAGTAAGCGATGAAATGGAACATATGCGTACCGGCCGCGAGGTTGTCGCTGCCGCCGGCCGCGGCGATGGTGAGCGTGTGGCTATGGCTGCCGTTGTTGGCCAGCGTCACACCGTGGGTGTGATCGCCCACAGCCGCGATCGAGATGGTATGCGTGTGGTTGCCGGCGCCGTTCATGCCGATGTTGTGGCCGTGGTTGCCTTGCCAATCGGTACCGAAGTTGTGCGCATGGTTGCCGGCATCGTTCGTCTGGCGCTGCATGCTTCGGAACGCCGGACCGCCGCCGCCGACATAGCTGGAGCCCGACCCATCGCCGAAGACGTTGTTGAGCGTGACGTGCGAATGCTGGCCCTGGGCATTGGTCGAGCCGCTATGCGCGTGATTGCCTTGCCCATCGGTCCAGGCGCCGTGCGCGTGATCGCCCACGCCGCTCGCGCTCGCACCGTGGCTGTGACCACCGGCGGCGGTCAGCGAGACGCTGTGACCGTGATCGCCGGCCGCCGCGCTGCTGGCTGCATGGCTGTGCGTGAGCAGCGCACCGGCGCTGTACGTGCCGATTTTGCTGGCATCCACCGTCGCCTTGATCACCGTACCTTCGCCCAAACGCGGGACGTTGAAGGTCGTCACGCCATCGCCCGCGCCGTAGGTCGTGCCGATCGCGGCAAAGAGATCGGCGTACTGCGTACGCGAGATGGCGGCGCCATTGCACAAGAGCGTGTAGGGCGGTGCTTGCTGACCGGCGGTGACGATGATTTGGCCGGGTACGTAACGCACGCGGGCATCGAGCTTGGAAGCGAGTAGGGCGACCAGGCCGGCCACGTCGTCCATCGCGTGCGTGTGCTTGGACGGCGGAAACGTCGGCCCGATGGTGGTGAGGAAATCGCTGTTGGTCGCGATGGCCAATAGACGCTTGGTGTAATCGGTCGGTGCGTTGGCGCCGAGACGTGCATTCAACGCGGCCAGGAGATTCGATGACGTCACGGCCTTTTGCGCATCGCGGCCGGCCTTCGCGTCATCGTCGCTCGCAAGCTTCACCACGCCGAGCGTGTCCGTTGTCGCGGCGGGATTGACGAAGGTGGTGTCGCCGAAGGTGATTTGACCGGCCGACACCGACGCGAACTGCACGTCGCAGGCGAGCAGCATGACCGCACCGGCCGATTTCTCGACGATCACCTCGGCCTGGCCGTAGGACGCAAACAGCGTCCCATCGGCGAGATAAAAGCCGAAGCCGCGGACGGTGTAGACGTCTTTGCTCGCGTCGCTGATCGTCACGTGGATCGTGTCGGCTGCGGTGGCGCCGCCGGCAATCGACACGATGCGTTTGATCTCGTCGGGGACCGGTTGGCCGGACGCGAAAGCGGTAGGCGTAACCGTCGCGTACGCGATGCGCACGGCATTGGTGCCATCGCCTTGCGCGTTGCGTAGGGCAGCGCGGCCTGCATCGGTCACGGTGAAAAGTAATGCAGCCACGTTAGACGACTCCGGCGAATTGAAGATGGGCATAGGCGACCGCACGACCGGCAGCGACGACGCGCACGCCCGCGCGGGCATTGAGCCCTTGGGTGAAGGTGAAGTGGTCGCGCGCGGATTTGGTGCGGCTGACCTCGCTGATGACGTCGTCCACGAAGGCGGCGGAGGTGTCCTGTTCGGCGCTGTCCGTTAGCGTCAGCGTGAGCTGGAAGGTGTACGGCTCGCCCGGCGGGTCCTGTTCGAACCAGGGACGCACGACGACATGGCCACCGAACGAGGCGACGACGTCTTCGACCGATTGCGCGGTGCCCTGTTGACGCGCAATGGCGATCGCATGACGCACGCGCATGCGTTTCACCGCTTCAGACCAATAGGGCTTCCAACTGCGCACGCCGAGCGACCAGGCAAGCCACGGCAGAAAGGTCGCGGGAATGGTGTCGGGATTGGCGAGCGTCGCCAGGGGTGTTTTGAAGCTCAATAGTTCCGCGCACACCTGGACGAAGGCACGCTCCATCGGTGTGGCATTGGGCGGCAGGAGGTCAGTCACCGACGCCTCCGGGCGTGATCGTGACGCTCGTGCAGTAACCGGCCTCGGTGTCGCTCACGACCAGCGTGGCGTTTGGCGTGAGGTCGAGCACGTCTTCGACGCCTGGCACTTTGAGCGCGGCGTACAACCCGGACAGCGTGATGTTGCGGCCGATGCGGCGCGATTCGCCGAGGTACTTGGCGAGGCTGTCTTTCGCGGTGGTGAGCACCACCTCGGAATCGGGGCCGGCAAAGAACGCGAGACGTGCCGCCACACTAAACGGACGAATCATCACCGCCTGCACGATCACCTTGTCGGTCAACAGGCGCCGCGTTTTTTGGGTGATGTAGTCGGTGACGGTTTGCAGTAGCTCGGTCGAGGGCGTGCCGTCGCCATCGCGGGCCATGACGGACACGACGACGGTGCCCGGCTCGGGACTGGTGACCTTGGCATCGAGCACTTGGCCGGAGGCACTGCGCGCCAGGAACTCATAGGCATCGGCCGGGCCGGCGGTGGAATAGCCGGTCGGGGCGAGCTGGCAGCGGTAGAGCAGATCGTCGTCGCCCTCGTAGACGGCCTCGATGCCTTTTTCCGGCACGGCGGGGCTGATCAGCAGACGCTCCACGCCGAGGCTCGCGGCCCAGTTGTCGAGATCCTTGCCGCGCGCCGTGGGCAAAAAGCACGCACGCGCATCGTCGTTCTTCTTCTGCCGTTCCTGCAGCACGATGTAGGCGAGGACCTGCAGGGCCTTGCGGATGGGGTCTGATTCCACCGTCGCGGTGTAGGCGGGCCACAGCTCCACCATGCGGCGTTCGGCCATGGCGAGAAGCGTCTCGTAGTCGAGCGCTTCGACGACGTCCGGCAACGGCAGTTGATTGAGCTGGATGGCATCGGTCATGTGCGCGCACCGCCCAGCGTGAGGGGTATCGAGAGATCCACCGCTTCGCCGCTATCGGTGCGCGTGCCGATCAGATCGAGCACCCAGCGGCCGGCCATCGCATCAACGACGGAGAGGGTCACTCGCTTGATCGTGATGCGTGGTTCCCAGCGCATGAGTGCCGTGGCGGTGGCGGCATAGAGCTGCACGCGTGTCGCCGCATTCGCCGGTGCGTCGATGAGATCGGGCAGGCGGCTGCCATACTGACGGCGCATCACGCGCGTGCCGATAGGCGTGGCGAGAATGTCGGCGATGGATTGCGCGAGGTGCGCATCGCCGCTCAGCGCTTGGCCGGTGCGTGCGTCCATGCCCATCATGGGAGGGGTTTTCCGCTGATGCCGCCGCCGGGCTGCACTTTGTCGTGTGCGTGAGTCGTCAGGCTGATGCTGCCGGCTTTGACGTCCGCATCGCTGGTGATGGCCTGGTTGGCGTGAATGGTTTGTTCGAACGTTGCCGCGTGCGACACGCTGAGCTGGCCGTCAATGTCCACATCACCAGTAAAGGTGAAGCCACCGGGGGCGGTGATTTCCACGCGACCGTTTGCAGGCAGCGTTCCCTTGAGGAGATGCGCGGCCTGGTCGTAGAGCAACACGGCGCCATCGCCGAAGGCCATCACGACCGTGTTCGCGTTGGCGTCGTCGGGGATGTCGAAGGCATCGCAGAAGATGCCACCGATGGCGACACCTGCGCCCACGTCGCCGTTGGGCGAGAGCACCATGACTTGCTCGCCGATATCGGGCGGCGACCACGTTTTGGTTTTGCCGGCACGCGTGGAGACCCAGGGAAGGGGGCGCGTGAGCAACCCCCCGACTTGCACCTGCACGCGCTTGCCGGCGACGGCTTGCACCGTGCCGAAGCGGATCAGGTTGGCGAGTTGGCGCAGGATGTCATCGGACATACCCGCCATGCTGCGGATGGACGCTTTGCTGCGCAGCTTAAGCGAGTTCTGTAGGGTGTTTCCTAGAACAAATGGCGCGATGCTTTCATACGTTCATGCAGCGCAGCGAGATCCTTCGGCAATGATTGCCTATGTCATGTAGATGACATCCATGCCTGTTCGCGCGTCGACGTCCACATTCCACAGCCCACGCTGTACGCCTTCACACAAAAAGTCTTCGAAGAAATCACATGGGAGCCGAAGGTCCGTCCAATGCTCCAGCGCAATGATCTTCGCGTCCCAGCAGGGAAGGGTCCATGATCCGCGCTCCAGTGAGTAGCGCGCGCGCCGTCGCATGGCGCGCAGCATAAGGCGAAAGTAGTTATCGTGAATCATGCGGCATCCCCCTGCCTGTGCATGACGGAAATTGCGCTGAGTCGTCGAAAAAGCTAGAAGTGAGGTCGTCTCTCTACGGCGGCGCGAGGCGCGCTCGATTCCTTTCGCTCAACGAGGACAATGATGTCCGCGTTGGCGTTCTCATCGTAGTCCATTTCCCAATAGCCCTCTCGCACGCCTTCCTCCACGGCCTCTTGCAGCGCTAGCAACTTGAGTGGCCAAGATCCGGTCGTTTGCTTGTAGATCATGCGAAGGCGCTGGAGCGAGATCACGCGGTGGCCGGTGGCGGCCGAGTCGATGGCGTTATCCCTGATCATCTGCTGCACCCGTTGAAAAAACGTGCCTGTTTCCATGACCCGTCTCCCTATAGGTCCCTGCATGCTGGCGGGACAATTAGTCACGCAGATACTCGAGGACGCGATCTTGGATCGCGTTCCGTGTGGATTGTGTGAAACCGAGCAACGGACGCGAGGGATAGTTCGCCATCGGTCCATTCGTCGCCACGCGATCCCTGCCACCTTCCTGATGCACACGCGCCAATCGCGCCACGCGTCCGAAGAAACCCACCTCGGCGCCCTCGCTCGTTACGTTGGTTTTCAGCCATCGTGCGGTGCGCAGCTTAACGAACATGTCCCCCTTGCGACGGCGAATGGCGCCGCGCTTATGGCGTAGTGATTCGGTTTTTCGCTTTCGCACAGCATAAGGCGTGCCATCCGGTGCTATCTGCGCCGCGATACGTTGTTGCTGTGCACGGCGAAGATTCAGTGCAATGGTGCGTGCGAGCTGTCGTCGCTGCGTCGGCGCAAGCTTCGCCAGCAGCGGCGCGGCCCAGAGTTCCAGTTGCGTCAGTTCGTCGACCACAGCCAGGCGCTTGTAGGATCGACCGGCGGTTCGGCGGGATGTCCAAACGTGCCGTTGTTGTCGGCATAGACCGCTTCAGTCAGATCAATCTCGATCACGATGTCCGCCAACTCCGACGTCATCAGCTCGCACTCGAAACGGATGCCGCGTTCCGCCTGCAGTGGATTCTTCAGCATGTCCGGCTGATCCACCGCCGCCCACGCAATCACCGCTTTGGCGAGTGCATCCATATCGCCCGCGAAATCCTGCAGGATGACCGTGAGCTGGTAGCTGTATTGCCACCCTGCGCCTTCGGTACCGCTGGCAATCAGCTTGCCTTTCTCCACGAAGATCGACAGGCGTTGCGGATCGTTGGCGAGATCCGGCAGTGCGGCGAGCAAGGCGACGCGGAAGCGCTCCGGCTTATTCACGGCATCGGCTCGTTGGTCGTGGTTGCTTCAAGCCGATCCAGCACCGCATTCAACTGCTCGCGGATTTCAAGGCAGGTGCCGTAGTTGGCGGCGATGACGCCGGCGGCACGAGAGGCTGTAACGCCGGAGGCCTGCGCATCAGTATCGCGGGCAGGGCTGGGCAGGACACCCGTGGCGGCGGCGTCGTGCACGCGGACAAAGCCGCGAGGCAAAGGAAAAGCACGATCCGTGGCAGGCATGACATAGGTCGGGATATCTCGTTGAAGGGTGTGCGTGGCGTCGTGAATCAGGCGCACGCGGTCCACGTAGCGGGTGATGATTTTCACGTCGAGGCGCGCGGCGGATGCTTCAAACAGTGCGGCAAAGGTGTTCGCTTCGGCGTTGGCCAGGCGTGCTGACAGCGAGGCGGTTTCGTGTCGCTGCCACGCGATCACGGCCAGCGCTGCGAGGAGCAGCGCGGCCAGGATGCCTGCGAGGTATCGGAAGAGCGGCGTCATGCGGCTTGCGCCTCCGGTGGCGAGAGGACGTCTTCCATTCGACAGCGCGCGATCTCGCAGTTCACACCATCGAGTTCCACGCCGATGAAGTCACGTCCTTCCATCAACGCCGCCACACCGGTAGTACCGCTGCCGGCAAACGGATCCACAATCACACCACCCGGCGGACACACGCGCACGATCGTGCGCATCAACTCCGTGGGCTTGCCGGTAACGTGGTGTTTGTCTTTCTGCCGAATCGATTCGACATGATAGCCCGGCAGATAGCCGACCTCCTCGCGCGGCGGCATGTCACCCTTGCTGCCCCACACGGCGTATTCCGCGCCGTTACGGAAACGGCCGGGACCACTCGGCCGTCCGGCCGGCTTCAGCCACGGCACGATGCCGCGCCAGGTCGCCCCAGCCGCTTGCAGCGCATCCGTGGTGCTGGGCAGTTGCCGCCAGTCGGAGAACAGCACGACGGGCGCACCGGGTTTGGCGATACGCAACGCTTCGGAAAGCCACAGCGTCATCCACAGCGTCCAGCTGCGTTGATCGCGGTTGTCGCCGCTGAAGCTTCGATGGTCGCGCTTCGTGCCGGTCTGTACGTATTTCTTGACCGGCGATTGTTGGCGTTGCGCCATGTGCAAGCCGCCAGAACTGTAGGGCGGGTCGGTAATGATCGCGTCGACGGACGCATCGGGAAGGGTACGCAGGAAGGCCAGGGCGTCGCCCTGGTGCAACTGAAACGAAGGCAAGGGTCTACATCTCCACACGGTTGAGCACCCAGCCAAAGAGGTACTTTCGCTGGGACGGTTTGGATTCGGTGATTTCCAGATAGCGCGCGGCCTGGATGCCGTTGAGGCCGCGCAGCAGCACGGTGATGCCTTGCGGTCCACGCCAGCGCAGAAAGGCGCGCAGTGCATCGAGCGTGACGGCGCCGATGCGCCCGTCCACGTGCAGGTCGCCATAGCGGCTACCGGTGTCGTTGAAGCCGTTAAGCCAGCGCTGCAGGAACATGGCGGCGATGGCAGTGCCCATGTTGACGCCGGTGTCGATCAGCTCCGCGCCAATGTTCGGCTCAATGGCGAACACCTCGCCGAAGCGCGGCTCGTCGACGAATCGTTTGCGGTAGATCGCGCGCGCGACGGCTTCGGGCATGTCTTTCATCGCGCCGGTGTAACCGTACGCGCGAGCGCTCGCGACGGTGATACCCCATTTCGTTTCCTTGCCGGCATCGTCGGGGTCGTTGGTGTACGTATCCCAGCCTTCCGTCTTCATCACGGCGGTGATGAGCTGGTCGATGCGTTGCTCGGGGAAGGTGATCACCACGTATCCCTCCGCCAGATCCACCCAAGCCAAGCGCGTGGTGCGCGCAACGTGTGCGCGAGATTGCCGCGGTGGATCAGCAGCAGCACGGCGATGCCAAAGGTGACCAGCGCTTCCAGCGGGCCGGGCGGTGGGCGAAACCCGCACAGCAGTTTCACCGCGGTCGTGGTGCACGCCACGATGAGGAGCCACGCGACCCACGCGATGCCGTGACGATGACGGGAGGTACCACGGCGGAAGGTGCTAAGGCGTAGCACGATGGCGATGCAGGCCAGCAGTTGCACGAGTGGCCAGACGCCGAACAGGGCGAAGGGTAGGGACATGGATCAGTCTCCTTTGCGAAACAAGGTGGCGAGGTCGAACGTCTTGGCGCGCTCGATCAGCTGCATGGTGAGCGTCACGACGAGTGCGCCGGCCAGGAAGGCGGCCACGGCGGTGCTCTGAAGCGGCAGATGCGCGAGCAGGTCGGGTGCGGCGAGATAACCGAACACCGTGCTGATGACGAGATAGATCACGCGCCGCACCAGCGGCAGATCGCGCGAGCTGGTGACGAAAAGAGCAGCACCGGCGACCGCACCGACGAGCGCGTTGCTGTCGATGCCCGGCAAGAGCGCGGTGGTGGCCGTGGCGGTGCCCAATACGGTGGACGTGGCGAGGGTGGCGATGGCGGGCTCAGACATGATCAGTCCCATAGCTGGATAGTGGAAAGCACGCGCGTGCCCACGTCTTGGACGTCAGGCAGCACGACAGGTGTGCCCATCGGCAGCACCGGCCCGAGGGCAGCGAGGCCACGGTTCATTTCGTAGACCGTCTCGACCACACCGGCGGTGGTGCCGAACACGCGCCAACAGATC